GCCATGACGTAGCGCGTCACTGGCAGGTCAAACCATTCCGCAAAGTCTTTGGCATCAACCGGCATCTACCATCCCCATGCCAGTTTTCAGCGCCTCAAGTTCGGCCTTGTCGCGGTCGAGTTGCAGCGAACCGGCATCAAGCTCAACGCTGGCAGCTTTTGCCGCCGCGTCCGTTTCATCCTTGACCGCCTTTGCAACCTTGCCGCGAACCGTCGCTTCCATGTCCGCCATTGCCATTGCCTGTTCAGGTCCGGGCGGTGGAGGAGCGGGCAAAATCTTGTCGATGTCGTCAACGTCAGCGGCTTCGTAAACGCGGCGCAATACCTCACGAACGTCACCACCAACGGCTTGCAGCGTCTCTACGGTCGAGAGCAGGAATTGCGCCCTAGTCATACGCTGCATCCGCGTGACGCTGCTAGGATCAGATACGGGGCAGATGTCCATATCCGCCGCGTTGAAGTCCTGCATGATGTCCGCCGCAGGATCATCCAGCAATTCCATATACGCGGCTTGTGCGGCCTCGTCAGCATACTTGCCGATGTTGCCAAACAGGATTTTAAACTCGCCCTTAAGGCCAAGATAAACCCGCTTGTAGATCGCGGTAAAGACCTGCAATCCCTGTTCGATCAGCGCAAGCGTGGTGCCAACCTGCCCATTGTTTGACCCTTCGCCGGTCAGAATATCCTTGATCGATGCAATGTCCCGCGCCGCGCCAAGGATCAGGTCAAGCAAGTTGAACATGACAGGGCTGGCTTGCGGGAATGTCCGCTCGACAATGCCGCTGCGAAGCGCGTCACCAGCCACAGGAACTGTTTTGTATTCGCCTGGACGCCATTTAAGCGACGACGATTGCCCGCGCCCTTGTATCTTGAGACCGGACGCGACAAAGCCACCGCCAGCTACAGCCGCCGTGTTTGCATCAATCATCTGATTGATCAGCGTGTTGATGACGTTGCCGTATTGGTGAAGCAAATGCGCAAGGCCGATGTTGTAGAACTGGCCTTCAGGGTTCGGCATAAACCCGTATTTCGTGTAAAACTTGCGGCGCTCGATATAGGCCACATCGGTTTGCGCCAGTTGCACCTGATCCGGCCCGAAGTCAGGCACGATGCGCAAAAGCTGTTTGGACTTGTGATCGATCGTGACAATGTAAGGTTCGTCGATGCCGTCGTCATCAAGGTCAAAGTACGCTTGCGCCTCGATCAGAAGCCGAGCGTCTTTCTCGTCATCATTGAACGTCACATCGGCGCGGTATTTGCCGGTCCGAATGTCCCGCTTGATTTGATGCGGGTAAATGCCATCGATCTCTTCAGTGATTTGCGGGGCGTCATCCAATGACTTTGCCGCGTTGTTCACTACCAGTTTCAGAGCAGGCACGAACTTGCTTTGATGCTTGCGCCCGTCAAACCATGATTTACGAAAGCCACATCCAATCGCAGGCATCTGGAATAGCAGTGTATCGGTTTCAGCTTCCCATCCGTCCATCTGGTAGAACAACATGTAATTCATGTACTGACGCACACGCGCTGCACGTTTGGTTTTATCGCCCGGTGCCCTCGCCCACACGGGTTCTGGATCACCTCCTTCCGGTAGAGGGGATGGGCCTTGCGGTGTGATCACGACAGGGCCTTGGGGTAAAAACGCTACGGGTAAACCTTGGAACTGGAATAGCGGCTGGCCCTGATCGTCAAGGCGCGGCATTCCGTTATCATTGCCCAGCACCTTGCACGATACCGCCTCGTCACCCTTGACAATGGCAGGGTACGAACGCGCGTTGAACTGCATGACAGCCGTTGCGAGTAGCGGGTACTTGACGTTTGATGCCCCTGGCCAAGGGAAGTCTTTGGCGTTGGATTTTGTTTCGCCGATCTCTTTCAACGCTTCTTCAGCAACCTCGGCCCAATCAGACCGGCTTTCCTTGTCGCATTCGTACGTGTCGCAAACCTGATCGATGACTTGCGCGATTTGCTCAGATGTCAGGTATTCGGATATATCGCCGTCAGCTTCAGCGAATTGCATCAACAGGCTGATCGATTGCATATCGGCCTTGGCTTGAATATCCGCGCGGATAGCGTCTTCCGCGTCTTGTGGGATATTCAATTCCATTTAAGAACCCCTTAGCCGTCAGTCTCGCGACGATGGATGCCGCGTTTTAACACGCGCTTTGTGAAGTGGCAAGCTAGTAACCCGTTGTGGCGTTGCGGCCTTGATCTTCGTGGTAGTCGTCATCATCGTTGTAGGCTTGCGGCTCCACGTAGGTCAGGCATAGCAGCCCGAATGCGTCGGCAGAATGGCTGTTCTCGTCATGGTTCGGCCCAAGTCCGATGTTGCGCTTTTCGTCGCGCTTTTCGTGATAGGCGCGCAAAGCCTTGATGCCGCCTGCGCATTTTTTGGCGTCAAACCAAATGCGGGGGAAGTGCTCTCGCACCTTTTCAACGCGCATCATCGCAGCGCCCTTACCTTGGTTCGGGATCACATCGACCTGATAGCCGGCATCACGGAATGCCGACCTGTAAGACACGTCGAACACTCGATCGTTCGTATCGCCATCATGGGGCAGCACGATGATTGTTCGATCCGGTGTGTAGTTGTTCCGTCGCAGCCATTCGAGATGCGCAGCGATGGGCTGGCCTTGAACCTCGTAGTGATTGACGCAACGGATCGTCAGTCCAACGAATTGCGCCGCCCAGAACACGAAGTTATCCGCCTTTGCGCCAGTCCCGCCGATGTCGCACACCATGCGGATGACTAGGTGTGGATCTTCTGGCACAATGGTCAACCGACCTTCAGTCTCGGCCCTGCGAATGTGCGTGGTGAAGTACGCGCCCTCAAAGTGGGTCTTGTACCCGCCTTCCCAAACGTGATCGTAATTGTCTGGGCGCTTTTCCAGATCGTCCTGGCGCTCCCGTTCCAGCACGGACGGGAACCACGGATTATCGCGCCAGTTGAGTTCAATGATTTTGACATCGGCGGACGTGTCTTTGCGGAAGCGCTTATCCGTCGCGCTGCCTTCAAGTTCAGGATTCCACGTTACCCATATTTCGGAGTTTTCCTCACGAACCGTCGGGATTAGCTTTTCCCAAGCCGCATCACTGATAGGCTCGGCTTCGTCTGCCCAGCACAACAGGATTTTAGCTTTCGACTTCAGGCTGTTCAGATTGTGCCGCAATCCGATGAACGCATATTCGATGCGCCCGCAGATCGTGCGAATGTACGTTTCGCCAATGTCGAAGTATGCCGCCAGCCAAGGTTCGTCTTGGATCGCAGCCTTGATTTCCGCCATCGAGCTATCGGCAAGGCTGTTTAGATGCTCGCGAACGCAAAGGATAATCCCCGTCCTGCCAGCCTGCGCCCACCGCATGGCATTGACCGCCGTCATCTTGGCAAACGAGCGTGTCTTGGCGCTGCCCCGCCCACCGTATGCACCACGATAGCGCGCAGGCCCGAGGAATACCGGGATTAGCTTAGGCGGGAGGCGAACCGTGACGCTGGTCATTCAGGGCCGGATAGTTTGACTTCGGTTATCGCGGTGAAGGTGCCGGTTATTGCCGCCTTATCGACAAGCAACCCATGCAACTTAGCTTTGCCCATAGAGGCGCTCACAGCGGCGCTAGGTTGCCCTTCCTGTAGTGCGAGTGCCCTTGCCTCTTCAAGCTCGTCAGTGAGGCTCTGAACGGAAACTAGGGCACGTTCAACAGCTTGGGCCTGCAATTCAGCGATCCTACCCCTAACCCCCCCGTTTGCCATTAATTCCGAAGCCCGCTTGTGCACAGTCTCCGCTTTCATGTTCTCAGCATCAAAGGCAGCGCGATAGGCTTCTGACTGATTGCCTGTTTCAATGTAGGCTAAGCAGAACGCCTCACGCTTTTGGGTTAGGTTCGCCATAACCCAAACTTACCCCTTCCCGTTGGTTTGTGCAAGGTCCACCCCTGCATCATCCATCATCCGGCGGATTGCGTATTCGGCTGGGCCTGGAACCTTTGACGTTCCTTTCTCCCAGCGCAGGATTGATTGCCAGCCATTGACGCCCATGAACATCGCTTGCGCCATTGCGTGCTGAGATAGGCCAAGAGCGTTGCGGGCTGCGCGGAATTGTTGCGGGGTCATGCCATCAACTCCGCCATGAGTTCCGCGTCCGACAGGTTTAAACCGTCCTCTGCATTCCATGCTTTGATTTGCGCCATGCAAGCCTTCCGGTGGGCGGCGGCTTTACGCTTGCTTGCGCGGGTGCCAATGGCTGCAATCAGATCACAAAGATCGAGGTCTTTTGCGATTGCTTGTTCTTGTGCTTGGCGCGTCATCTCAAAATCCTTTCGGCTGGGTCAATCCCAATAACCTCACCCTAGCAGTTTGAAAGTGGGCGTCAACATCTATTTCACTGGCTGGTACGCAATAACGTCGCCACCGCTTTCACCTTCCGGCCAAGGCTTCCAGCGGTATGTCTTTGGATCGATGCGGCGGACTACAAACCCGTTGCGCAACTTCACGTCGACCAGTTCATGCGGGGGTATGG